CGGTGGCATAGAGCTATTGCAATTAGCGATCATATGAGCGATATTTTATTCATCCTGCCGATCTTGCGTATGAAGGATTGGCGATAAACAAACCCGGCCCAAGAGCCGGGTTTTTCATTTCTGGAGTAGCCAATGTCCGATACCGGAGCCGCAGCAGTCGTCGGCCTGATCGGCATCAGTGGCGCATCCATGTTTCCCGGCATTGACCTGAACGCGGTGATCGGCGCTTTCGCCGGCGCCATGTTCTTCGTCGTCTACGCCAAGGATCTCTCCCATTGGGGGCGGATCGGTTACTTCATCGCCTCATGGATCGTGGGGTACTACGTCGCCAGCGAAGTGGTAGGGCGCGACTGGGCCAAGACATCCGGCCTCGTCGCCTTCGGTGGTGCGCTTTTCTGCGTCGTTGTGGGCACCAGCTTGCTTGAGTGGGTGCAGGGGGGAAAGACGCCAGGTTGGCTCCGCTTCATCGCGGACCGCTTTGGAGGTCGTAATGGTTGATCCCTGGGCGTTGGGTGCTGCGTTCATCTGCAGCGCCATCTGCGTTCGCATCGCCGCTTACCGCCGAGAAGGTGCGCGCTATCGAGCTGGCGTTTCGCTACTAGCCTACCTGCTGTGCGTAGGGACCGGCTGCTACTCGCTCTCGGTCTACCTCGACATGCTGCATGGTCATCCCCAGCCGAGCCTTTCACCCTGGCTGCTGATCATCCTGCTCGTCCTCGCTGTGCTGGTGTATCGAGCCCGCGGAAACGTGGCCAGGATCATTCGCATCGATTGGGACCAGCGCTGGAATGGGGCTGAGCGCCGGAGGGCGAAATGAGCGCAGACCTCAAAGTCGTCCAGTTCCAGCGCGAAGGCTGGCGAGATGCCGTTCAGGCCCTTGAGAGCGTCATCGAACAGCTGAAGAGCGGCGATCTTTCTCCCTGCGAGATTGGCGCCCTAGCGATGATGGGCGAGAACGGCCAGGTCGAGATATTCGGTTTCGGTCCAAAGGCTGACGACCTCCAAGTGCTGGCCATGTTCAGGCTGGGCGAGGCTTCTTGGATGGATTACGTGCTCTCACGGGAAGACTGATGCCGAGGCCCATGACTGATCGAGCACAATTTCAGGAGCGCCGAGTCGGAGGGCGCGTGATGGCAATCCATTCCGTCATTATGACTGTTCGGTTATCGTGAAGGCTCAATTGTTCCTGCAGAGGATCGAGAATGGCGAGCCGACACGAAGAAACCAGGGAAGAGGTGTTCAGGGCGAAGGATGATTCCGGAAGGGAGCACACCATCGTCCGATACCAAGAATGGATCATTGATTTTGATGGTGACCGTATTCCATCGCTTGCTAGATACGCTCTGGCAACTGGCGGAGCCGTAAACCGAATCGATAACGATACCTTCGAAATAGTCAGCCTTGGTATCGAGGTAAAGCGCGCCTGAGCCGCTGTATTCACTCCAAGGCTATGCCTCGCCCAGGCGGGGTTTTTATTTACAGGCAGCGATAGGGATCAATATGGACGCCAAGCAACCTGACTGGGAGGCAATCGAACGCGCCTACCGGGCGGGCGCTTTGTCCATTCGCGCTATCGCTGAGCGACACGGTGTCAGTGACACTGCCATCCGCAAGCGGGCCAAGGCCGGCAACTGGGAGCGCGATCTCTCCGAGCAGGTCCGCAAGGAGGTTCGCAACAAGTTGGTTCGCGGCGAGGTTCGCGATGACCAACCTGCGAACCCTGAGAACGATGCCGAGATCATCGAGGAGGCAGCTCAGGAAGGCGCCACCGTTGTTCGCTCCCATCGCCGCGACATTCGCAAGGCCACGAACCTTGCTGATCTGCTGATGGACGACCTGCTGCAGACCATACGCAAGCGGGAAGAGATCAAGGACGCGATCGAGGACGAGACGCGCGAGGACAAGAACGGAATGCGCCGGGCCAGCATGCTCGCCGCGGTGGCGCTCCCCAGCAATGCCAAGACCTTGTTCCAGCTGTCCTCTGCCATGAAGAACCTGCAAATTCTGGAGCGCCAGGCATTCGGCCTGGACGACAAGGACACCCCGACCGATTCGGACGAGCTGTCCAAACTGATGGATGAGCTATCGAAGGAAGCCTAAGCATGAAACCCGAGCACTTGAAGCTGCTCAGGGACAAGCAATGGCGCCTGAACAACCTCTACTTCATCACGGACCGGCACGGTAAGAAGGTCCGGTTCCGGATGACGCCGGAGCAACTCGATTACTTCGAGGGGCTGCATACCCGGAACATTATCTTGAAGGCCCGGCAATTGGGCTTCACGACCGAGCAATGCATCATCCAACTGGATGCGGCGCTGTTCGAGTCGGCCAAGTGTGCACTGATCGCTCACACGCTGAACGACGCCAAGCGCCTGTTCCGCGAGAAGGTGAAGTACGCCTACGACCATCTGCCTGAGCAGATTAGGAAGGCGAACCCTGCGAGGAATGATGCGGCCGGCGAGCTGGTATTCGCCAAGGGCGGCTCGCTGTACGTCAGCACCTCATTCCGCGGCGGCACCCTGCGTTATCTGCACGTGTCCGAGTTCGGGAAGATCTGCGCCAAGTACCCGGACAAGGCTCGGGAGATTGTCACCGGCGCCTTCGAGGCGGTGGCTGCTGATTGCGTCGTCACCATTGAGTCGACGGCAGAAGGTCGGGCCGGCTACTTCTTCGACTTCAGCCAGGCGGCGGAGAAACAGAAGATCACCGGCGCGCCGCTGGGCAAGCTGGACTGGAAGTTCTTCTTCTTCCCGTGGTGGCGGAGCCCTGAGTACCAGGTTGAGCCGCTTGCGCCTGCACCGCAGCGCCTGCAGGACTACTTCAGGGAGCTTGAGGCCAAGCATGGCATAAAGCTGAACGAAGGCCAGAAGGCTTGGTACGTCGCCAAGGAGCGCACCCTCGGCGACGACATGAAGCGGGAGTACCCGTCGACGCCGGCGGAGGCTTTCCAGCAGTCGGTTGAGGGCGCCTACTACGCCAAGCAATTTGCCAAACTCTACGCCGCCAAGCGCATTGGCCAACTGCCCGACAACAGCCATCAGCCGGTTCACACCTTCTGGGACATCGGCGTTGGCGATTCCACCGCGATCTGGTTCGTTCGGGAAGTTGGCGAAGAGTTCCACGTCTTCGACTACTACGAGAACAGCGGCGAAGGCCTGCGGCACTACATGAAGGTGCTGAAGGACAAGGCCTACCAGTACGGCGAACACTGGGGGCCGCACGACATCGATAACCGCGAGTTCGGCAGCGACGGCAAGACACGCCGTGAATTGGCGAAGGAAGGCTACGAGATCGACGGCCAGCGATACGCTATCAAGTTCAACGTGGTCCCGAAGCTGGGTGTCGACGAAGGCATCGAGCAGGTCCGCGAGATTCTGCCGCGATGCGCCTTTGATGAGGCGATGTGCGAAGAGGGTCTGAATGCCCTGGAGAACTACCGCAAGGAGTGGGACGAGAAGCACGGGTGCTGGAAGGATAAGCCCCTGCATGACTGGTCGTCCCACGGATCAGATGCATTCCGTTATTTCGCTGTGGCGAAGACCAAGCGGTCCACGGTCAAGCACGTACCTGTGACATTCACTTTCTGAGGCCACCCATGCCGAACTTCACTCCCCGGGCAGAGTATTCGGAGGCCTTGCCCGGCTGGCTGCTGGTCAAGCGCTGTGTGGCCGGCGCACGCGAGGTGCGCAAGCACGACGAATACCTGCCGATGCCTGATCCGGAGAACAAGTCTCCCGAGAACCTGGCACGCTACAAGCAGTACAAAAAGCGGGCGATGTTCCTGAACATCACTGGCCGCACGCGCACCGGCCTGCTGGGCGCGGTATTCCGCAAGACTGCCGAGCTGACTCTGCCAGCCGGAGTTGAATATCTGAAGGAGAACGCCAGCGGCGACGGCACGAGCCTGGAGCAACTGTCGAAGGACTCCGTAGGTGAGTGCCTGGATACTGGGCGCGGTGGATTCTTGGTGGATTTTCCGGCCGTCGAAGGCGTTTCCTCGATGGCGGACATGCAGGGGCGCCGCGCCCTGATTCACCACTACGGTGCCGAATCGATCATCGACTGGGATGAACAGGTCATCGACGGCGTGAAGCGCCTGGTCTATGTGTGTCTGCTTGAGTGCGTATCGGAGTTCAGCGTCGAGAATCTGGAGCGGACCACCGGCACTCAATATCGCGTGCTATTGCTGGTCGGCGGCCGATACGTTCAGCGCGTCTATGCGGAGGATGGGAAGAACTACACAGAGACGCAACCGCTCGACAAGAACGGCAAGCCATTCGATCACATCCTGTTCAGCTTCTACGGCTCCCAGAACAACGACGCCAGCATCGACAAGTCGCCGCTTGAAGACCTGGCCGACGTGAACATCCTCCACTACGGCAACAGCGCCACGGTGGAAGAGAGCGGCTTCATCAGCAGCCAGCCCACGCTGTTCATCACCACTGACATCGATGCGGACTCGTTCGCCAAGCTGAACCCGAACGGCATCCACATTGGCTCTACCAGAGGCTTCAATCTCGGCAAGACCGGGTCGGCCGACCTTGTTCAGGCGGAAGAGAGCCAGCTTGCCCGCACGCTGATGAAGGACAAGGAAGAGCAGATGCTGATGATCGGCGCCCGCATCGTCCAGAAGGCAGGCGGCGCTGAGACGGCCGAGGCCGTGCGCATCCGCTACAGCTCTGACAACAGCGTGTTGGGAACCATTGCCGGCAACGTGTCAGAGGCCTTGAAGCGAGCAATTCTCGACGCCGAGCGCTTCATGATTGGCGAACCAGACGATGCCGGGACGGTGTTCTGGCTCAATCAGTCGTT